CATTGCTAATAGTTCTATGTCATGGTGGGGTGCCTGGTTGATTAAAAATCCAAATAAAAAAGTCATAGCACCAAGCATGTGGTTTGGTTCTGACTATGCAGACAAAGATACCTCTGATTTATATTGCGAAGGATGGAAAGTAATTTAATGGATAAGAACAAGTCCGCATACAAGTTGCAGGGTATCGGACCAATATATTGCATCAACCTGGACGGTCAACCAGAGAGATGGGAGTATATGCAAACTCAATTTAAGTATTGGGAGATTGATGATAAGGTCACTCGTGTCTCTGCCTATGATGGTAGGGATGATGATCTTAGTGACATCATCACAGGCAAATACCCTGACAATATGAACTCAGGTGAGATTGGATGTGTAACCAGTCATCTCAAGGCAATGAAGCATTGGTTAGAGACATCTGATAGTCCTTATGCAATTATGATGGAAGACGACTGTAGCTTAGACCTTGTTAGGTTTTGGAACTTTCGTTGGACTGATTTGATTGCACACCTTCCTTATGACTGGGATGTGTTTCAGATTGCAATCATCTGCACAGGAGACATTCATGTAAAACTGCATAAGAGATTTGTTAATAACTTTTCCACTGCTTGCTACTTAATTACTAGACACCATGCAGAAAAACTATTGAGGTTGCACACTCGTGGTAACAAGTATAAGTTGGACCAAGGAGTCAAACCCCGTGCTGTTGCTGACGATTTGATTTATAATTCTGGTAACACATTCTCCATGCCACTCTTGGTGTATAAAACTGAGTTGGGATCATCCATTCACCCAGAGCACGTCGGTGCTTTCCACCAAGGGAATTTCAATGCACTTACAAACTTCTGGGAGCAGCAGGGTGCCAATATTGACATTGCAGAGTATATGAACTATGATCCTTACCTCGGTCGCGTCACTGAACCGTCCGGGCAACCGAACCAAGGTTGACAAAATCTTAAAAGTCCTTTAAGATAAATAACAATTGTCACACGTATTAATACCTATTTGAGTGTGACAGTTTAAAAACAGAACCATGTCGAGGTTCTTTTCATCTGTGGGTAATCACTCCACAAGTAAAAACAAACGAGGTTTAAACAAATGATCAAATCCGCAATCGCACTTGCTGCCGCTGCTCCTTTGATGGCAGCACCTGCCCTTGCAGGTCCCTACGTCAACGTCGAAACCAATGCAGGTTGGACCGGCGGAGACTACACCGGAGCAACCACCGACCTTCACGTTGGCTACGAAGGTCCCGTTGGTGAATCTGCTGCATACTACGTCCAGGTAGGTGCTTCTGTCGTCTCCCCTGACGGTGGCGATTCTGACACCGTTCCTTCTGGTAAGGCAGGTCTTACCGTTGCTGCTACCGACGCACTGGGTGTCTACGGTGAAATTTCCTTCATCGGTTCTGGTGATGCTGACGTTGACCGTGGTTATGGTGGTAAACTGGGTGTGAAGTATAGCTTCTGATATAGACAATAATACATCTAGGTGTTATAATGGGGGTGCTGACGAGCGCCCCTTTTTTTATGCTTGCAAAGTCTCTCAGGGTGTTACTTCATCCGGTCACTCAGTTCAATCTACTGACATTGGGTGTTTTAATTTTAATTCAAACTCTTCATCTTCATGCTCATCATACGATGGAGATTGACGCTGATTCTTATGTTAGAAACTTTTGTAAGAAAAATATTGAGAAATGCGAGTCCTTTATCAATGATTATTAAAAACGATTATGCTTGAACTTATTCTTGCTTTAACCCCAATTGATTATGATCACCTTGCAAGGACAATTCAGGTTGAAGCAGCAAAAGGAACAATGGACGAATACTGTGTTGCAGCATCTGTTCTGAACCGTGTTCGATCTCCTAAGTTTCCTAACACAGTCGCTAGTGTTGTGTATGCTCCAGGACAGTATGAGGGTTTCACCAAATGGAGACCATCTGCAAATCCTGCACTAGTAAATAGACTTAGGTCCAAAGAAGGACAGGCTAAACTCCTTGCCGCATACAGCATCATCGGAGACAGAACAGACTTTAAAGGTCAAAGTCAACTTAGATATAGAGTTGCATCTGAGGACCCGATGTGCGATAATAAGGGGAACTTCTACCACTACTACTGGCAGTCATGATCAAACAAATCTTGTCTAAGTTATTCACTCAAAAACCTAAAGACATTGAGTGTGCTATTGATGAAGATAAAGTTGATTGTGAACATTTAGATGATGACCAGGACAAGGCATATGTTGGAGTCCCTGCTCCTATTCTAAATCCCATTGATGAGTGGTTTGCAGCTCCATATGGTTGCCCCTCAGCAGTCACTGAGAAACAAAAAGATTATATGGAACAGGAAACTGAGATGAAGCAGCAAGAACAAAACTCTTCTGTTGAACCTGACAATATCCATGAAGTGATGTATGATCTAGCTACTAAGAATCAATCGACTACGCTACACATCGATCCTCCTGGTGGTTCCGAAAACTTCCAGGAGGGTGGTTGGAACTCTGGCACTGGTATGGGACAATTCAAATGAGTTATGACGATTGGCGCTACAATGATTTCAACACTAAGTTGAGGCAAGAAGTTTTGAAGATTCTTCTTTCAAAATATGGCAGTCAAATGGACGGTGTTAGACCTAAATACAGCACCAAATCAATCTATGAGTGTGCCCACGATTGGGTTTCCCAGGGTCACAAAACTAGTTTTGGTGTTACAAAATACTTTGAGGCTTATTACACAAAATGAAAAAATTTATGATGGCGCTGGCAGCAGCACTTATCACTGCTCCAGCACTGGCAGACCCAATCAAAGATAAGGAGTACTTCTCCATGCATTCCATGGGATGTATGTTACTCCGAGAATGCACCGATCATGTTAAAGAACTTAAAACAGTTTCTGACCTCAACAAAGACGACTACTTGGTTGATGTTGATTACAATATTATTGCTGATGAGTTTAACTCTCTCCTCCGATCACTTAATGCAGTCGGAGCTAAAGTTTTTCTAGCAGATGAAAGGTATTTTCCTGTTGGTCACCGTGGTGTCTACCATACTGTAAGCAATAATTTCTTTCTGAATGTTGCTCATATGAAGCGTCCTCATACTTTGATGACAGTGATGCGTCATGAAGGATGGCACGCTGCTCAAGACTGTATGGCAGGTAGCATTAAGAACAACTTCATTGCTATTATTAAGAATGAGGAAGATGTTCCAAGAATGTATCAGGCAATCGCAAAGAGTGCCTATGCAACGCAACCACATGCAATTCCCTGGGAGAAAGAAGCATACTGGGCAGGTCACACTGAGGGTATGACGCAAGCAGCACTTGAATCCTGTGCTCGTGGAACTATGTGGACTGATTACGAACCGACACCAATGACTCGTGAGTGGTTGATGGAAAATGGATACATTACTAAATAATATCAGTCTAAGCAGTAAAACAGACTAAACCACCCAAGACAAATTCATTGACATAATCTTCTAAGTCTAGTAATGTAGAATTTGTTGTTGGACAACAAGCACTTACATATGACACATTTAACAAGGGATGTGTTAATCAAATCTATCGTTGCTGAAGAAATGAAAAATTGCAGCGATGGAAATGATTACGTCCAAACCTTAAAGAATGCGTATCAAAGATGGGAACATCAATCAAGTGATGATCTCTGTAAACAATTTAATAAGATAAAGCATACAAAAATCTCTGTGGAGTCATTGAACCCCTAAATAAATCTGCCATGCTTTTACAACATGCCAGAAGAAGTAAAGAAAGAAGATCCTAAGAAGAAAGGTATCTTCGGTAAACTTAAAGAGGCATCTGAAGACAAGGAAGAGCAACTAGCAATCCTGTCTACATTTGTAAGGTTAGGAATTTTGGTATGGTCTGGTGGCATTTTAACCTTGGCATATGTAGATCTTCCCAAGGCACTTCAGTTCCCGGAACAAGATCTCGATCCAACTTTCATAGCCTCCGTGTTCACTGGGGTTTTAGCTACGTTCGGGGTTCAGACAGCAAAGAAATCTGGTGACGGCACCATGAAGATGCAACAGCAACAAGCTGCTGCCGCTGCTGGCACTGGTGGTATTACCAAAGCAGATATCGAAAAACTAATCGCTGCCGCTAGAGAGAGTGGACCTGTTCAAACAATCAGAGTTGAACAAGCACCACTTAAAATTTCCACAGATGAAACTTATAAAATGTAATGCTATGAATATCAAGTGGGCGACATTGACTGTGGGAGCAATATTTGGATTTGCTCATATCGGTATTTTAGGACATCTTCTTAATAGACCACAATACCCTGTTATTAATTTCCCAGACGGTGATTACTCATCGTTTAAGGTTCAGTCTGGGAAAAATGGTTACAGTTTTGAATACAAGGCAAACGATCCTACTGTATTAGAATCAACTAAATCCTTGAGTGTTGATAAGGATAAGCGTGGATTGTTTGGTCCTACGACTGATAGGCGTCGTGAACTTCGTAGTGATCAATATACGATGGATGGCACCCGCAATCTGGGAGGCGCTACAGTAGATGCTGAGGGAAAGCCCCTTGCAAAAAGCGAAGAGTGCATCAGGGCGGACGCTGGCGCACGG